CGTAACGTGCCAATGCCTGTAAGTTGTTGATTCTTCAGGGTTTCCGCCGTAAGCGCATTATACCATACTCCCCGCCAGATGTCAATACCGCTGTCCCCCGTCCTGTTTTGGTTACACGTCTTATTCTATACTATTATATATTTTTATATATATTAGTAAGACAAGAGTAGCACGAAAACACGACAGGAGAAATAAGGGGCGGGGTAGCACTAGGCCGGATAGAGTGGTAAGCGGCGCCTTGACTCTAAGTTGTTGTCCCTGCGCCGCTTACGGGCGGAGCCGCGTTACGAAATGTAACGACACGTTACGACGCGATACGACGCCTAACGACACGTTACGACACGTATTGTCCACTTGAGAGGACAACTTATCGCTTGTCAATAGATTAGAGCTACATGTGATTACTTGATGTGAATTGCTGAGAGAATTGATACAGATAAGACTAGTGTTTGTTCGGCAGTGAAACCAACATAACGCATACCGAATGTGAGGAAAAACATCTGCATTGCTAGGACGAGTAATCTAGTTAGCATTTATCAACTCCTGAATACTCGAAAGGTTCTATTGTTGGCATGGGAATTTCACCCTTTTAGCATTGTTATCTGCCTATCCCACGGGTCATTAGCCCGAAGACCATCAATAGAACCATTCCAATATTCAGAAGAGATTGCACTCCGGTTCACGTTAATTCGGCCACATCCTAGCGGAACCGGAGGAAGACTTGATGTGGCACGCTGAACCCTTATTTATAGTCTATAGCTCTACACTCGGATTCAGAGTAGTATAAGCCAGACTCCCATTCACGTCATATTGCACTCTCCTGTTCAATAGAATCTCGATACACTGGCTAATGAATGAGAGGTTAATCGTTTGTGATTGAGATGCTACGAATAGTAGATAGCTCGATGTTGCGTTGTGGTGTGCTGGGATTATACGAATGAATGACAATCTCAGGCACCATGCTTCTATCGTAATGAGGATACACTGTAGCCATTCTGATATGCTGGATTTGCACTGGCGCAGTATCGTCACTGTAGCGAATGTCGAGTATCATGCTGACTCCAGATTAGCCAGTCTATAGAGATGCTATTGATTTGGTGAGCTATGCTCGAATGAGCACAATAGAAAGTATGAAGAGAGATGAGAAGGATTCTACTACCATATTCAGTAGTCAGAACCCTTCTCATTATGTCGTGTTACGCCGTGGTCTGCGAAGCAGGTGCGAATTGCTTGGCAAATCCCGGTTTGATGAGTCCAACCGCATCTTCAAGAGATACGTTGGCACCGCGAGAGTAGTTACGAACTACCAGCCTGAACTGAGTCTGTGCATCAGCTGGCCAGCTTGGGTCAACGAATTCAGCCAGCGGATCACTCGCTGCGGTGTATGCAGCTTCATTGCTGCCAGCGATGAGAAAGCTCACGAGAGTAGGTTCGTCTTTCGTTCCGTCTACATCCATGAACGACTGGATTGTGGTAGGAAGCGATTCGGGAATGCTGTCGTCGTATGCTTCCCATGAGATGATTTGAGGATTCTTTCCTCGCGTCTGACCAACACGCACGCGCTTACCCAATCCAGTGCGCGCTTTGTTGGTCTGGTCAGCTTCAAGCTGTTTCCGTGCCAGCTCGAGTTCTCGCGGTGACGATGCTTCTGTTGCCATTGTGATGTGTCCTTCTTTGTGGGCGTTATTGCCCGTCTTGCTGAGTCGATTGTATCACGAACGATAGCGTTTTGTCAACTGAAAAACGAATACTGAACCAACTAACCGTCCGAAGCTGTCACGAATCAGCCAGTATCAGTATATTGCACGCTAGTAGGTATTACGTTCGAGTTAACGAACTAGCTACTAGACTTACTGCAATCTCTTGCGTAGTATCGGAGCCGCTGGCAAGCTGGCAAGATACTTGCGAATCTTGTTATCAGCTTGTATCTTGTTATACTTGCGAATATCTACATCTTGTTTGATGTTAGCTACTCGCTGGTATGGTGCAATCAACATGCAGATACCTCATACTCTCTATTGTGCTCATTCATTCGTGCCGCTACTAAGCCTATTCCTAGTAGCGGCTAGAAGCATAGTCACCTTTATACTATCGCACTATCCAAGCTAGAATGTTTTCTCACCAAGGGCCGGATAACACGCGATTGTAAATTACATCGCTAGTGTCATTGTCCGCAAGCTTGGCAGCTTAAGCTAGAGCTAGAGACAGCGTATTGATATATTAGCTGGACTGCGCTTATCAGTCCGTGTATTCGTGCTTACTACTAGAGCAAGTCACTGGCTACAGCAAGCCATTGCGTGCGGACCCTTACCAGCCTAGCTCGCTTCCTAGGCGCTCCCGACAAGAGTATAGAATGCATCGCAGGTGCCATGATTTTGAGTGTATAACCATGTAATACTATGGGCACAAACGTATAATAGTGTGCAACGCATAGTGTAAGTCAATGACCATAACTGTAACGTGCAAGTCCTTTAGAATCAATGGGTTAGCGGCTACCTACCAATAGTGTATGCAATACCATGCAGTGTGTATAACCACGTATAGCTATGTGCATTCATGCACGCGCTAGTGCAATACTATGTTATTGTATGCACATGTTTACTTTTTTGCACACTGTTATATATCACGGGGGTGCATATGCCTGCACGGATGGTTCCATATGTGCACACTATTGCCGGATATTATCCGCTAGCCTCTTACTCTATAAAACTCAATTCTACCAAGCTACTATCAGAAAGTGGTTCCATACAATATGAATTCTTCAAAAAATGAAATTTTCAACGCTCACGGAGCAATTTGCTAGTAAAACGGAGCAAAAATCATCTTGACTTTCCGCTGTGCGGAGCGTATACTTTCACGCGGAGGGGAGTGGTGTATGATACTAGATGAAAAGGAAATACGTAGTAGAATGGAATCTCCTCTTAACTTGCTTAATAGATTACGGACTATTACAAATCCCCACGCCTCCGGCGGTAATAAAAATATCATTCCAACTCTCCCACCCACCTCAAACGACATCATCGAAGACCTAGACGACAAGATAGCTAATAGCACTACAAGAAGCAAAGCAAGTAAGCTTCTCAATAGTGCTTTGACTGAGCTGGATAGCAAGATCAAAGAGATTCAAAAGCCAGAGAAGTTAGCGGCTATTGCTAATGACATGTCTCGTATCATTGAGCGTAGCACACCAGTAAAAGGCAACAACGAAGATAACAGAGTCCCTCAAATCATTATCTATGCTCCACAGATAGTTACAGAGGAACGATTCAATGTCATAGACGTAGGAGATGCTTAATGTCAGATATGCTTAGTCCTGCTGAAATTAATGTAGTCAATTCTTCTCCTTCAGTTCTCTCTTGGCCAATCACAACCAATCTCACAGCTCTCAATGTTAGTGTTCTTGGTATAGACCCATCATTCGATAAAGAAGATAGCTGGCCTGAAGTAACCCCTCCTGGATGGGATGGTCCCATTACACACACTCTCTGGCTATTCATGAACATAGGTGGCTGGATTGGTAGTGGTATCATTCAATACTATCGTGGCTTAACCAATTCAGGTGGAGCCATCTGGCAAGATAATCAGATAGCTAAGAACTGGGTATATGACCAGCGTTGGGGTAGGATGCAAAGGCAGCAACCTGCTACTGGTGATGTTATTGGATTCATGTTATCGGCTGGTAATGCTAGAGGACAGGATGACCACATTGCGGCTGAACGTAGTAACATTGTAACTCTAGCAATGCCTGCTGGTCCACAATCATTCACGTTTAGTGACAATCCTATACCAGTCCATGTCCCTCCACCAAATCCAACAGACCCAGACCAGCTAACTAGAATTGATACGAACGTAACAGAGATTCTTCGTATTCTACAGAAGTATAAGTAATGGAACGTCGTTCATTCTTAAAGTTTCTTCTCTCAACACCTTTAGCGGCTGTCATAGATTACGAACAGCTTCTTTGGGTAAAGGAGAAGACTATATTTATTCCACCAGTTCGACCAGTTGAGTTGTATGAGAACTTCGTATTAGAAACTCCACTATCCTTGTATGGAGTTCCATATCATCAATCAAATGCTAGCACTGACAGATGGTTAGGATTTGAACGAGATGCTAACTATTCATATGAACGTATTGGTTTAGATAAAGCCATCAAAGACGGTCACGTTCGTAAGCACGAGATTGAATCAATAACTAAGTTTGTAAAACGGCTGAGCGACAATGCCTGACTATAACAAAGTAATTAAAAAGGTCAAGCAAGAAATGCCTGACCAAGCCGCTACGAGCGTAGAGCCATCGGGCTTTCTAGGTAAGTTCTTATCACGCGGCGCTAATGCATCGACTAGTCCGTGGACAGGTAATGTAAGCTTCAATCCGGAGATGATGGATAAGATGTCTCCAGATGAAATGGAGAATACATTCACTCACGAGTTAACTCATTCACGTCAGATTCAAGAGAAGCCGTGGATGAATCGTTTCTTGGACGTTGGTAAGTCGATGCTTCCTGGCTTCCTTGGTGGCGGGGATGAATCATACTACCAGCGTCCAAGAGAATTAGAAGCATTCCAAGCTGAGAAAGATAGAACATTATCTCACAATATTAGAAACATGCCTGACCCCATGAATGCGCGTAGAGACATTGAGCTTCCAAGAGAAGACACAATGCAGATATCTAAACGCAAAGCAATGTTTGATAGACTTAAAGGAATCCGATGATTCCAAAAGTATATGTAGGTGTACCAACGGCTGAGTTCTCAAGACCTGCAATCTTTTATGATTACATGCGGTTCTTAGAGAAGCCTGAGAATACAACGGTTGCTAGTTATCATTCTAATTCTGCAGCATTCAATAGAAATCTAATCATTGAAGATGCTATATCTCAGTATTGCACGCATATACTATTTATTGATGATGACATGGCATTTCCTCCTAACGCACTCACAAGACTTCTAGCTCACGATTTGGATGCAGTCTCAGGACTTTATTATAACAAATGTTATCCTCATCCTCCTGTAATATTTGATAGAGACCCAAACGATTTTGATTCATTCCAAAGACACTATCTACAAAATGGTGAAGCTGGTGTAATCAAAGTTGATGCTTGCGGCTTTGGATTCTTTCTAGTTAATACAAAAGTCTTCGAGAGTCTAGAACCTCCGTATGTAAGACACGGAGAATTACAATACGATAAACGTAATGAAGACATGGGTTTCTGTTTGCGGCTAGGCGAAACAGGATATCAAATTCATTGTGATTTGGATGTAGTCATTGGTCATATGGGACTTGCTACATTCTGGCCTTCCCGAAATCAAGGTCAATGGTTTACTACTATTGATACAGGTAGACCAGAGACTATAAGTTGTAGACAAAAGACCGGCGACATTCTCACACCACTAACTAAGTAATGTCTTTTAGTTCTAAAGAATGGAAGCCGACTCCTAAACAGGAAATATTCCTGTCTTTACCATTAACTATATTTGAAGCTCTATATGGTGGCGGAGCCGGTAGTGCAAAGACAGACATACTATTAGTATATGCTATTGCACATCAATGGCATCTTAATCCTGGCTTTAAACAAGTATTTATGCGTAGAACATTCCCAGAACTACGTAACGAAGTTATTCCTAGAAGTCGTTTACTCTATACTAAATTTGGAGCTTCATTAAATAAATCAGATATGGCATGGACATTTCCTGCACCAGACCAATTTGGTGGCAGAGGAATGACTAATGCTGGTGCAATGATTTTCTTGGGTCAATGTGAAGATGAAGATGACGTTCACAAATATGACTCAATGGAAATTAACTTGTTCACCCCAGATGAAATTACATCTCTCGTTGAATTCATCTACATTTACATTGGTTTTACTAGAGTACGAACATCCGACCCAACCCTACCGGCTATTATACGTGCAGCGGGAATGCCTGGAAATATTGGGCATCGATTCGTCAAGAAAAGATTTGTAGACCCATCACCTCCACCTAATGATAGAACGATTATCATAGGACGTGCAGGTGTTAAACGTATTTACATACACGCAACATTAGCAGATAACCCACACATCGACCCAGCTTACAGACAGAGTTTAGAAGCAATACCATCTGAAGCTGAGAGACGAGCCAAGCTGTATGGCGATTGGGACGCTTATGTTGGACAAGTATTCGATGAATTTAGAGATAGACATTATCCAGATGAACCAGAGAATGCATTACATGTAATAGATGAATTTGAAATTCCATCGTGGTGGCCCAGGATTGTTATAGGTGACTGGGGCTATGCAGCGATGACATGGATTGGATTTGCTGCTATATCTCCTGATAAGAGATTGTATATTTATAGAGAGCTTACATGGATTAAAACAAAGATTGAAGAGTGGGCACCAACTGCAAAAGAGTTCATTGATGCAGAACAGCCGAAAATGATTAAGTTCTGCAAATCGGCTGGTCATGAACTTGGTCAAGAACACACCATTCAAGAACAGATTAGCGTCGCTCTAGGAAGACAAGTTGAATTGACTACCAATAGTCCTGGTAGCCGTATTGCTGGCAAACAATTAATTCACGAGTATTTTCGATGGAAAGCGAAGCCAGTAGTTGTAAAGAATCTAGACCATGTGTATAGCGAAGAGACTGCCATGTGGCTTCTTCGCAACAAAGGAATGATGGATTATAAGGCTTACTTAGATTCATTCAATCCACCTGAAGAAGAAACAAATCTACCAAAACTACAAATCTTTAAAGATTGCAAATATTTAATCGAAGCTATTAAAGCCTGTTCATATGATAAGAAAAAGGTCGAGGACATCGCACAGTTTTCAGGTGATGATCCTATTGATGGCTTACGATATATTGTCGACGCTGCAGAACTATACTTTGAAACTGCTGTTGAAGAATTTAATAAACTCCAAAAGAGAGAACAGCTTATCCAGCGACTAGCCGCTAGTGGCGACTTCACTGGATTCTACCGTAATATGCGAACAATTGAGTCAGATGGCTCAATTCAGCCCATTCGGATGCATCACAGAGGACTAAGGTAATGCCTATTCAGCTAATTCAGTTAGGTGTTCCAACTGTCATAGCGGCAGGTGTAACATATGCTTTGCCTGCTAGGAGATGTTTCGTTCATGGTATTACAGCATTACAAGTATCACTAGATAACAGTGCTTGGTCTGCTGATGTTCCAGCTTCTATTTCTCCATTAGGAATGGAAACTGCTGCACCATTTGTTAGGTCTACTGCTGGAACTACAGTAATTGCTAAGGCAGTCTAAATGGATATTCCTACAATAACAGCAGTCGGTGGTATGATGGTAATAGTTATTGGTGCTGTATCTACTGCCGCTGTTAAAATCATTCGAGCAATTAAATATGATACAAGAGTTACAGTTGCTGGTCAACGTGCAGGACAAGCTAGAGGTAGAGTAAGAGACAAGAAAGTTCAAGAGATTCACCTTCTAACTAATTCACGTTTAGCGGCTGCGCTCAATTTAATTGTTGTAATGGCTAAGCGTGAAGCTGATAGAACTGGTAAAGCAGAAGACCTCGCTACATTCAAAGCCGCTCAGAATGAAGTTAAGAAAGTAGAAGAGGCTACAATTTTAATTACTGACGAAGATAGAAATGATGAAGACTTGGTAAATGCCAAAATTGCAGAAGATAAACTTAAAACATTAACTGAAAGCGTGAAGGTGCATTGATGAATGCTAGTCAAGAATTGATTGACCGCCTAATTTCTGAATACATTCAGATGGGTAGAACCATTAATGAGATAAACACTGTAGTTCCTGACCCACCAGTTGGAAATACACTAAATTTAACACCTGCTGATAATGTGCAGAATGCATTAGATTCTCTGTCAGTCACAGGTGGAGTAATCAACCTTGCTGAAGGTACCTATCCTGTAGCTCCAATCTTGAAATTCAAGAATAAGTTGGTTGCCTTTAATGGCGTTACTGACGATAGGTCAAAAGTCACGCTAATAGGATTCAAGGCTGGTCCAAATACTGGTAATGTATCGTTTCATAATCTTTCATTTGTTACACCAATATCAAATTCGCACGTTGAATTAGGTCTGGATAGAGGTGGAATGAAAACTGTTGAAGAAATTCCAGTTGGATTCACCTTTACAGAAGTTGATTTCATTGGACCTGCTAGACGTGCAATCTCAGCTAATTGTGCGTTTCTTCTAGTAGACAAATGTAATGCACGTAATTATAGGGTTATAGGACAGGATTCTCAAGCTATTATAGGCTGGAATGGTAGCCGCAATCACGTAATTAGAAATAGCGTTTTGGAAGCTGCCGGTGAGAACATCATGTATGGTGGCTCAGATGCAGCATTGGAAGAGATGTATCCCCGTGATGTATTAATTGAAGATTGTACTCTTACCAAACTTGAATCTTGGAAGACAGAGAACTACAATATGAAAGCTATATTTGAAACTAAAAATATCATTGGTCTGACATTTAGACGTAATCATTTGAATGGTAATTGGAAGCAGGCATGGGGACAAGCACCAGCTATTGTTCTCAAGTCAGCTAATCAAGAGAACAGCAATCCAAATGCTAGAACAGAAAATGCTATCATCGAAGCTAACATAGTTGAGAATGTTGGAACATACTTCTTGATTATTGGTAAAGATGATGGACCAAATCTATCTGGAGTTATGAAGAATGTAGTCATCAGAAACAATATTTGCCAATCAATGAATTCAGAACCCGATGGGAGAGCGTTCTCACTTGAAGGTGGTCCAATTGATTTGTGGGTTGACCATAATACATTCTTTGATAATCGTCATTCAGCAATTGAGTTTATGGGCCTAGTCCCATCAGTTAATTGCAAATATACAAATAATATTGCACTGCATGGTAAATATGGAATTTGGCCAAATCCAAATTCTTTGAATAGTGACATCTTTAAGTGCAATGCATTTCAAGTTAAGCCACCTGCATCTACTCAGCCACAAGTTAAGTTAGCACCAACTAATATATTCTATGCTGATGTGCGTACTGCTGATTTTAGCACGCATGTAACTACTGACGGATTGCCGGTAGGTGCAAATGTTTAAGTGGCTGCATCACATTCTTGAACCTCATTGCACTGAATGCATTGAGGAAAAATTAATGAAGTCTACGTGTAAATCTTGTGAGACTCTACAAAAAGCACTAGACCAAGCTAATTTCAATAATAAATTATTGCTTGCACAGATTCTAGATTTAGCTAAACCTGCACAGCCGCTAGTGCCAGAAGCACCACCTGAATTCAAGCAAATAGATCCCAGAACATTATCTTGGAATGTTCGTAGACAAATGCTTGAAGCAGAAGATAGAAAGAAAGCCTCTATCTTACGACAAGCTAGAGAAGAAGAAAAAAATATTAAAAGGGCAGCTAATGTTCCACGAGGTGAAACTGGTGGAGTAGCGGCTGATATATCTGAAAGTATTGCAGATTTAGAAAAGGAATTAGGATTAGATGAAGATTTAAGAAACGAGGGAGCATAAATGTCTCGTGGTGTAAGTCCTACAGGTGGAATGCTTAAACGAATGTTCGACCCAAAGAACATTAAGAAAAAGGAAAAGACTGCATTAGGAGTAGCTAAGCCTGGTGGCGAAGGTATTGGAACCTATAAGGGTTTCAAAGGAAAGAAGTAATGGGACTCGGATTCTTGGCAAAGCCATTTAAAGCCATCAAGAAAGTTGGTGGTACTGTAAATAAAGCTGTTCAAAAGACTGGTGGTGCTGTTAGCAGAGCAGTCACTGGCAGCTCCAAAAGCAGTGTCGGACCATCTGAAAAACTTAAGAAAAAGGTAATGCCTGGCAAAGCTAAAATGGGCGGAGTAGACTACTAACCGAAAGAGAGTAATGCCTGATTCTAAACAAGAAACAGAAAGGATTCAAGACCTTCTTAAGTCGGTCGCGAATCATTTCGACCAAGAAGATAGAGCCGCAAGAGAACGCCAATTAAGAAGCTGGCGGCGACTCAAGTTACTATGGGAGGGATTCCAACGAGTTTGGTATAGTGAGGTTGCGCATGACTGGCGTATTGCTGATGACGATACATCAGATAATGACCAATCCGCTTATGATAAGCCAATTAACGTATTTCGTGCTTATCTTGAGTCTATCATCGCTGCTCTCTCTATTACCATCCCCAACATCAAATGTTATCCTGATGATGCTGATAATTCTTTGGATTTGTCTACTGCTAAAGCCGGTGACAAAATAGCTCAATTAGTATATAGACATAACGACGTTCCACTTCTCTGGTTACATGCTCTATATATCTTCTGCACTGAGGGTATGACAGCTTGTTATTCATATCCGAAAGAAGATGTTAAGTATGGGACATACAAGAAAGATATTAATGAGGAAGTAGAAGAAGAAGCTTACGTATGTCCAATTTGTCAGGCTAAGATTCCAGATGAGACATTTACTAGTCTTGAATCTGATGAATTCATGCCAGATGATGACGACGTATTAGTTCATGATGCTATTGAAAATCAGGATATGCCAGTTTGTCCTGAATGTGCTGCGCAATTAGACCCAGCGTTACAAAAATCAAAACTCATTGTAACTAGACTAGTTGAAAGTAAAATTCTTCCAAAGAGCCGTATCTGTCTGGAAGTCTACGGCGGCTTGTATGTTAAAGTACCTAATTATGCAATGAAGCAAGAAGATATGCCATATCTTACATTTAGTTATGAGACACATTATTCTAACGCTCTAGATCGCTATGAACATTTGAGGGATAAGCTCACCGGAAGTGGTAAGATTGGTCCTTCTGGCGGTGGAATGTATGACCCATATGAACAATGGGCTAGACTGTCTCCACAGTATAGAGGAGAATTTCCTGAGAATAATGTTACAGTTCGTAACTGTTGGCTTCGCCCTTCTGCTTTTAACGTGCTGGGTAATAAAGAGGATGTAGAGACTCTAAAGAAGAGATACCCAGATGGCGCTAAGCTCGTTCTAATTAACGACGAATGGGCTGAAGATTGTAATGAAAGTCTTGATGATTACTGGACGATTCTAAAGAATCCAATGGCAGATTATCTACATTATTATCCATTAGGTTCACTTCTAGTCAGTGTCCAAGATATTACATCTGATATGATTAGTCTTATTCTGCAAACTATTGAACATGGTATTACTCAAACATTTGCTGACCCAGGTGTTCTGAATTTCGATAAGTATCGACAGACAGAAACAATGCCTGGTAGTGTTTATCCAGCAACTCCTAAGACCGGAAAGTCAGTTTCAGATGCTTTCTTTGAAACAAAAACAGCCACACTTAGTCAGGAAGTATTACCGTTTTTTCAGCAGATACAGTCACTTGGACAAATTGTATCAGGGGCATTACCTTCTTTATTTGGTGGTCAAGTTGCTGGTAGCAGGACTGCTTCAGAATACAGTATGTCTCGCGCCCAGGCTTTACAAAGACTGCAAAACACCTGGAAGATGTTTACGTTTTGGTGGAAAACAGTATTCTCTAAAGTAATACCGATGTATATAGAAGAGATTAAAGAAGACGAGAAGTCAGTTGAGCGTGACCAGCAAGGTAACTTTATCAATGTATTCGTCCGCAAAGCTGAGATGGAAGGTAAAATTGGAAGAGTTGAACTTGAAGCTAATGAACAACTCCCAATCACCTGGGGACAACGTAAGGATGTCTATATGCAATTGCTCGAATCTCAAAACGAGCACATTCTTGCAGCTTTGGGATCTCCAGAGAATATTAAGAACCTCGCCGAAGCTATTGGACTTGATGGATTCATTATCCCAGGTGAAGCGGATAGACAAAAACAATACGAAGAAATCAGACTTCTAATCAATTCAGAACCAATTCTGCAACCACCAGATCCAATGATGGAATTGCAGAATGCTGCACAGGGACTGCCTCCATTAGAAGATATTGAACTACCATCTGTAGAGATAGACCCAGACCTTGATAATCATGATATTGAGGCTGAGATTTGTCGTACTTATTTAATTGGTGATGCTGGTAGGATGTTGAAGATTGAGAATCCTCCTGGCTATAAGAACGTATTACTTCATATGAAAGCTCACATGCAGCAAATTCAATTGGGTATGCAGCAGGCTCAAGCTGCAATGCAACCGGCTGCGCCTGAAGGCACTAATAAGCCATTAGCAGAGGGTCAAAATGTTTCTACAGAAGCTTAATCTTACCCCTTTCCATTCTCCTGATGGTCCAGGTTCTGCTGGTGCCATTGAAGATAAAGCTCTATCTATCGACGATTCAATCGATTTTCTCAGCGAAGAAACAACAGATGCAGAAGTATTAGACTTAGATAAAGATAAAGGAAAAGATAAAGATAAGGGGAAAGATAAAGATAAAGATAAAGATAAAGAAGGTAAAGAAGAGAAAGAAGAGAAAGAAGAAGTTTCTCTTGAAGACGACATCGAACAGGAACTAGACGAAGAAGAACCAGATGAGGAAAAGCTTGAACTGGTAACTCCTATTCGTCGTAAGGAAATACTAGCCAAGTATCCTAACATATTTAAAGAATTTCCGGCTCTTGAGAATGCATACTATCGTGAGCAAGCTTATTCAGAAATTCTACCTACAATACAAGATGCTAAAGATGCAGTTGAAAAAGCTAATTCATTAGACCAATATGAAAAAGAGATTATGGGCGGTTCTACAGAAACTCTGTTAGCCGCTGTCAGAGACGGAGATAAAGACGCATTTGCTAAAGTAGTGGATAACTATCTTCCAACGCTATTCAAGGTTGATGAAGGTGCTTACTATCATACTATTGGAAACGTAATTAAACATACTATTATTACGATGGTTAAAGATGGTAAAGATAGTGGCTCTGACGACTTGATTCAAGCCGCTGATGCTTTAAACCAGTATGTATTTGGTTCAAAGACCTTTACTCCACCGGCTAGATTGTCTAGAGAAGAACCAAAAGATGATAAAGCTGACGAAGTAAACAAGAGAGAAGTTGAGTTTACTGAGCGTCAGTTTAAAAGCGCTGAAGGCGAAGTCGCTACCAGAATTGATAATGTTTTGAAATCTACAGTAGATAAGAACATAGACCCTAACGAATCGATGACAGACTATGTTAGGGGTAAAGCGTCGAAAGATGTCTTAGATACACTTGAAAGGATTATTTCGGAAGATGTAAGATTTGGTCAAATTAAAGATAAGCTCTGGGAGAGAGCTTTCCAGAATGATTTCGATAGCGCGTCTATGGACAGGATTCGACAAGCCTATTTGTCCAAGGCTAAGACGCTGCTGCCCGCATTAATTAGAAAATCACGTAATGAAGCTCTTAAAGGACTCGGTAAACGAGTTCATGATGATGATAATGAAAGACCAGCTAAGAAAGGTCCATTGCCTGTCGGTCGTCAAAGGAGTTCCTCACCTCCAACGAGTGGGAAGACGACAAAGGACCAAGCTAAAGCAATTCCAAAAGGAATGTCAACTCTTGATTATTTGAATCAAGAGTAGTGGGGCGATAAATGGCACTTGTTGAAGCTCAAGTCACAGCACTTGAGTTGGAAAGAGTAATTCCAAAGATTCGTACTCTCTTTGAGAGAGACGATAAATTCTTCGCTAACATCAAGAAGCGTGATGTAGAGAAGATTTCTAACCGTCAAATGCGAGTTCCTCTTGAACTGCGTCCTGGTGGTTCGTTCCAGTATTTCAATCCTGACGGTGGAGATTTGGGACGTGGTGGTGGACCGACTTTCGATAAAGCCGTTCTATCATCTGTATTCGTCTCAGAGAACATCGAATACACCAAGCTAGCTCAGTGGGCTACTGATGACGATAGAAAGTCTATTGTCAACGGTGTTCGTAGGCTAACTGCTACTGCATTGGATGAAATCAGGCGTCAGCTTGATTCTCAGATGATGCAAGCTGGTGATGGTGTGATTGGAACTGTTACCACTGATACGCCTGCTGGTGGTAGCAACGTAATCACTCTTACTACTGATGGATTTGGCGCTCGTCTGATGCGATATGGTCAGACAGTCCAAGTCTTTGATACTGCTCTTGCTGTCAATCGTGGCAGCGGAGTTGTTACGCTCTGGGACGTTGAGAACAAGACTATTCAGATTACACCACAGATTGCGGCTGTGGCGCCAACTGATAAGATTGTTACCAACGGTATCAGTGCTCCTACCTCATTGCCAGCTTTGTTTGGTGTGCCATATCACCACAGCAATGCTTCCACTGGCACTTGGCTTGGTTTCTCTCGTGCTACCACGCCAGAAATTCGTGCTAATCGCGTCAATGCACTTGGTGCTGCATTAACACTACCTCTCCCACGGCTGGCAATCAACAAGATTGGCAACCGTATTGGTATTGATAATGACTTCGCACCAAATGCATGGATGCATCCTGCTCAGAAGGCAGCTTACGAAGAGATTGGACAGCTCATGTCCACTATCTCTAAGAAGCCATCTGAAGAGGCTCTGAATCCATATTTTAATGATTCAATGCAAATGGCTGGTGCGTCAGTCAAATGCTCATTCAATTGGGATAAGACACGTATTGATTTCGTAACTGACTCTGTTTGGGGTCGTGGTGAAATTCTGCCACTTGGCTTCTATACAACAGATGGTCGGAATATATTTGAAATTCGTGGTGCTAGCGGTGGCGTGGCAACTGCTGAGATTTTCTACATGGTTGTGGGAACTCAGACATTCGTCAACAATCCTGCTGGTTGCTCATATATTGATGTTTTGGCAGTCCCATCGGGATACTAATGCCTGGAACAGTTACAATTACTGGAACTGCTGGAATCGGATTGGCCGTTACAGCAGTTCCATTTCCAAATGTTAGCCAAGTTACAATTGATTTCGATAAGAATATGATTAACCTGATTCAGAATAGCGTTCCGTTGCCAGGAATTGCTGTAGCTGCTGCTGCGACAGTAACAGCTACTAAGTCTGGTAATAACTGGACGCTTGTTATTAGCTGATGCCTAGCCAAGCAACAGTCACTGGTAAAGTTGGAGCTGGAGCTACTCTAACAGCTTTTGTCTTCAACAATGTAACATTCTTCTCAGTTGATACGAACAACGAAGTTCTGGATATTATGTTTAATAACGGTTCTGGTGCTGATAGGAGACAGATTGATATATCAGCAGCAACGACCATTACATGCACCGTTACTGGTGCTAACTATACACTAACAATCAGCTAAGGAATCTGGGAGGTTGGAGGATGATTCCAGGACTACAAAGTAAAATATCAGAATCGGTAGTTGCATCTGCCGATACAATATTTGCAAAGACTGATTTTGTTCGTATTACTGGCGCAGTTGCCATCAATACTATCCTATCACCGCTGATGGGTAGTGGTTTGATGATAAATATTGTTGCAGTAGATGGTGGTGCGATTGTATTGGGAACTACAGGTAATATTCTTGTTGGTCTTACGATGGCTCAAAATAGACCATATACTATGTTTTGGAGTAAAACAGTCGGTAAATGGTACATTGGGGCAACAAACCCATAAGGAGAGAATGAAGTGCCTGACCTGAATTTTCAGGATTTGTCGACTGTACAGAATATAGCACAAGTAGGAGTTAGAACGATTGCATCGGCAGCGTTGATTGCTCCTACTACATTCATGACAATTGTTTCTGGCGTAGCCGCAATTGTCAATATTACACCACCCGTTAGTGGTGCCCATATGCTAGTTTTTATTCCCAGTGGTGCGTGGACAACCACTACTGCTGGAAATATTGACAAAGCACTGTCAGCAGCCGTTGCTCTGACACCCATTCTATTCTTCTACAATCCACTTACAGGCAAATACAGCCCTGGTAAGCTGACCATAGTTAGTTCTTAATTCACAAACAGGGGCTGCGCATCTGAATAACGCAGGCTTGAGGAAATTAAATGGCAAATCCATTTGAACAGAAACCACCTGAAAATCCATTTGCACCTCCTAGCGTGCCAAATATTGGACTCACTCCCAATGCTCTTGAATTGGCAAAGCGAGAGCAAGCTATCAAGGAAGAAGAAGCTGCTGCTAAAAGACTAGCAGATGCAGAAGCAGAATCGGCTAAGCAACATGCTGCTCATGCAAAACCAGTATTGACTCAAGAACAAGAAGAGCACAAAGTTAAGATTGATACCATACACAAACAAATCCAAGTCATTCTGAAGAAACATAATGGTTTGGAAAGTAATATTGGATTGAATAATCCATACTGGGGTCTTCAGAACCAGCTCAGAGCGTTGAACGCTGAAGTAGTCTAATGGAACTAACAGAACCAGTTGAGTCGATTAACAAGCAGTTACTCGAACACTTTGGTTCTGACACTATTACTGGTCTACCCATGTGGCGTGTAGTCTTTAGTGAGGACCAATACGAAAAACGATTTGGTACTTACGACGACTTCACGCCAGGTGGGATTTATCTCAGGACAGTAACTGAGGTCAGAGAAGTACCAAAGTATAAGCAATGGATTCATAGTAAGTATGTATTGGAGAATCTGGTTCTAGTTCCAGAAGTTAATAAGCGAGATTTACCAGGTGTGAAGCTGTCATATGAACCAATTTTTGTATTTGAGACTGGTTCACACAAGTATCTACCACCCAAGTTTGAAGCGGCTAAACTAGTAGTTGATACAATTAATGCTGCCAAGGGTCAGAGTAATCTAGCAAAGTATAAAGACCCAATGGCAGGCTTGACTACAGAAGAACAAATTCTCACAAAAGCGGCTGAGATTGATAAACTTCAAGAAGAATTATTCGGTAATGAATCTCTCGTGGGTGATGCAATGGCTCACGGTGAAGCTATAATCGTTCCAAGAAACTACCAAAAGAAAGAGGACTGAAATATGGCTGGCGGATTTCCATTGATGTCAGATATTAAACGTAGAACTATTCGTGCTCCTGTCAATCCATTAGATAGAAGCACTGTAGTTTCAATCTTTCCAAAGAATGTTCCACCAGAAGTCAAACCAACTATCATGCCTGGTATATTCCATATTAAGCATGGTACTTATGATAATCCATCATGTTTGGTTGTTGGTCCTAGTTCTTGGTGGAAAGAGATTGACGAAAATCAGCCGCTGCTAGAAATTCCACAAAGCTCTATTGTCATTGCTGACTCAATTGTAAAAGATTGGGCTAATGGTATTCCTGGCTGTGATATGGGAGATAATATGCCTGGATGGTTCTATCTTCCAGGTGAGTGGACTGCTAAGAAGCTGAAAGAAGAGCAGAAAGCTCTTATTGATGAAGCAAATAGAAAACAACGTAATTGGTTTGCTACTCTAGTTCAAATGGCTGATGCTATGTGGGCTAGAAGCAATGGTAATCCGTTAACTATATCTGAAGACATGCGCTTGGCTGCGCGTGAATTGAATATGGTTAATAAGGATTGGCTAGCTGACCAACAGGTTATGGAACTTGTTCGTTGCAAAGCTTGCGGTCATTTGAAGAATCCTCTTTATCCAGTTTGTCCGAATTGCAAATCTATTGATGACCCAGAAAAAGCAATGCTGATGGGATTGAAGTTCGCCCAATGAGCACTACTTCATTAACAGCCGCTCAAGTGATGGACAAAGCAGCAGCGTTAATGAATGATGCTGCCAAGACCACTTATACTTACATAGCTCAGGCTCCATATCTTAACATGGCGTTCGACGAGCTACAGGAATCATTTGAACTCAATAACATTCCAATTACCAACCAGACTACAGCTTCTATTGCTGTACCAATTGGTGTCACTCAGATTGATGCAATTGAAGCTGCTGGTGTTGGTATAGTAACTTATCCAGTAGATTTGGTTGAGATTCAACAATTATTTGAGAGGTTAGCAGGGACAGGTGATTCGTTTATTCCAATGGTGCAGCGTGAATTTCTACCACACGCTACAGATGTTTCACCTGGACAGACACTGCAATATTGGATTTGGCAAGACCAGAAGATTAAATTTGCTGGTGCCGTAACTCCTAGAGAAGTAAAACTTGATTATATTAAAACATTATTTCCAACGGAATTGGTCGGAAGTAGTATTATTGGTGTTATTAATGCACGTTCTTTTCTATATTATAGAACAGCGGCTCTGTGCGCTCAGTTCATTGGTGAGAACGAGAATAGAGCTTCTGATTTAAATCATTTCGCTGAACTAGCATTAGATAGAGTTACTGGAATTGGTGTAAAGGGTAAACAATCTATTGTTACGCGAAGGCGCCCATTTATGTCTTCTTATAAACGTAGAGGCTTTGGTTAAGGAAAAGCAATGTTTAGAATTGAAATAAGTAGCCTTCATGAATTTCGTGTATTCGTGAAAATCCTTCGTGGACAAGACATTACAGAAGAGGAGCTACAAAAACTAACAATTGAATTGAACGCA